TAGCTACTGCATACCCTGTAATAGACACACTATCACCAGCATTAAATACCTGTTCACCTGCAACTCTGTATGTTGAAGTAGCTCCTTTAGTGGTAGCCGTAATATCTTGGTAATTAGCACTTACATATCGTACTCCAATCTTCCCACCTACTGTCATTCCAGTAGTAGCCGCAACATTTATAACTGTAGCATCAGCCGCTGAAGCCGCAGTCAAAGTAGTCCTATGAATGTTAGTACCGTCAGATCCTATTGAATATACCCATTGCCCAGCTAATCGCTCAAACACAGTTTCAGTGGTAACAAGGATCATATCAGACGAACCATTCGGATAGTTTATCTGAAAGATTACCTGTGGCGATCCTTCAATATCACCCATAAACTGAGAATATCCTTTATCTACCTCAACTAAGCCTTCACGCAAAGTTACATTAGATACTTCTAAGCCAGCACTATCTGGCAAAGCATCCGTTCTAAGATCTTTACGGATACCACCCATAAAGTTATCCATGAACTTGTATTGCGTTCCAACCGGTTCTGTTTGAGATTCAGCCATTATGCACTACTTACATTAGTTATATATTTCCAAGCACCGTTCTGTCTAATCTCGATCCTATTAGTTGTGCTGTTGTAAATCATTTGTCCATTTTGAGGTGCATCAAGTGCGTTCCTCTCTGTTGTTGTATATTCAGGTAATGCCAAAGATGTAATCCAATTATAAAGGTCATCAAACCTACGATCTGTATCATCTATATACTTTCGTAATTCTAGTTTCCATTCATCGCTCTCTAAATCAACCTGAGACCATCCTAGATTAATATCAAGATTCCGTACTTGTGCCATTAATACTTAATGATAAAACTTACTACATAAAATGGAGGCATATAGTCAGCTTGTGTTCCATTTGAATCCTCAGCCGCTGAACCAGAACCACCTTCATGACTTACAGTATGTGTTACTTCTTCTATTGCCGCTGAATTTACAAGATCTGGCTCACCTACTGAAGTGTCAAGGTCCCCAATACTGAGTGAGCCATTATCTAAACGCCTTAACATATACTTATAATCTTCAGACCCAGTACCACCTATATGATTATGCTTTGTATCATCGCCTTGACTAAAGGTAACATCGTGATTGTGCCTCGGCATATTAGCCTTAGTAAGAGCAGGTAATTGCTCAGAACCTCCTACTGTATGTATAGTCCTAGCTGTAAGATCTGGCGTATCATCATCACCAGCACCTATTGGAAACTTACCACGAAGGTCTGGTAAAGTAGCAGAAGAAGGACCAGCACCAACTAGCACATCAATTAAATCTGAGTATTTACCAGTTGGAGCATCTGAATCATTTATAGTTTGACCATGACACAAAAGCCAACCTGCTGGTGCAACCGCCCCTCCATACATTCTAATCTCGCCAACTAGGCCTGAGAAGTTTTGATTGGCTCCAATGTAAGTCTCTGTAAGACCTGATGTAGTACCTTTTAATCCAATAATATCAGCATTAGCATCACCTAATGTTACAGTGCTGGTAGCCTCTAATGTAGTAAACTTGCCTGTGGAATGACTATTAGCTCCTACAGTAGTTCCATCAATAGTACCACTATTTATATCTACAGTAGCTATAACTGGTGCCGTTAATGTTTTATTAGTAAGAGTCTGAGTCTGATCTAATGTTACAACAGTACGTTGATTACCTGCACCTTCAGTTCCTATAAATCTTATTGAAGTTTCATTACCAGTAACTGAGCTTTTCTCACACCAAACTTCAGCCATCTTAGCAGTAGTGCTATCATTAATACCTGTACTTGAAGCATTCAATCTTGTATTAGCAGTAGTAGCCTGATCAGAAGTTTCCTCTCGGATAGTTATACGTCTATGATATCCTGAGTCTGACGAATCTGCTCCTTGTGCAATAACATCAGGACTAGAAACACCACCTATAAGGTGATCTCTACCAATCCGTTCATTATATGCTTGCTTGACCTCTCTAATTCTAAGAGGACCTTCTAAAGCATCATCGGTATTTGCAGGAGTATTTTCGCTTAATGCGTATTTATTTGCCATTTATGATCCGTAGTTTAATGTTCGTACAAATGGATCTTTCCAATAATTAGATTGTATTGGACTCATTGTATCTAATTTCTGATATAAGTCAGGTTTAGAAGTCTGTGAATCTATAGCCTCCTTCACCATTGAGTTAAAGACAGCCCAGTAGGCGTTAGCTCTCTCTGTATTATTTAAGTGATAAAGTGTCCAACAAATAGTAAGTGCAATTAATAAGTCGTCTTTTTGGTTTAGTTCGGATTTACTTTCATCCGTTGATAAGTCTGCCGGCCATTTACTTCTTCTAAGTTTTGCTGAATATGCAACATCAGGAGCCGGAAAAATCTCTATAGTATTAGAGAATACACAATATTGTGTAGGTCTGCTTGAGGTACCACTTACTATTGAATTAAAATAACGAGATTTCCAAGTACGTCTATCAATCGGCTCAACTATGTAATATTCATCACCATCTATGATTGATATACTATGCACATCTCTTGTATATGTAGGTAGGGAAATTGACGCATCGGTGAGTTTTACTCCCGTGTATGCAACAGTCAAGTCATCCAACGAGATCATTTCCTCGAAGTCAAAGAATCTTGCCAGTCTCATTTGACAGGTATTAATAAGTGAGTTAATGTGTTCATCTAAGTCTTCCCTGTTACCCAGAGCTAACTTAATTTGACTCCTAACATCACCAAGCGTCAATGTTCCCATGGTTCTCCTAACCTATGCAATGGAGCCAAACCATTTTCGCACTAACATCTGAAGCTGTTGCACAAGGTGCAATAATATCAGAGGCAGTTTGAATGGTCAGCATACCATCGGTTGAGTGTGGTTGACATCCTGCACCATCTGCACCGCTATTAACGGCTAGATTTACAGTTGCAGGACCACGAACCTGTAGCCAGCAGAATTGCCCGTCAGCAGGCACCGATACAAACATACCGGCAGCTACCTTATTGGTGTCTCCGTCAGAAACGTCAGAAGTTACAATGTCCTGAGTAGTTGCTTTGAAGACGGCAATATTGCCAGATACGGCTGCTACGCTACCGGAACCATTATCAAACTTGTAATAACGGTAAACTTTCATACCATGAAAGCGGGTTGAACCAATAACCTCTTTCTGATTAGTATGAACATCGGTAACAGCACCAGCCCATACGACCTTTTGACCCTTGTCGTCTAGGGAATAGGTGTTCGCCATATTACTCCTTATGAACCTTCAGCTGCCGTGAAGCAGTTGTAAATTACAGCACTCGACCTACGGCTACAAGCAATCATATTCATTGCCGTAACAATTTGGGACGCACGCTTCAATTGATTAGGAACAGGCTTCCACTCCGTCATGTCGAAGTACATACCTGGATCATAATAAGCATAGATATGATCTGTGTCAAGCATATAGATACGACTACCAGGATTAGTAGCTGTAAATGTTCCGTTTGATAGTGAACTTGACGTATCTGCTGGACAACTGTCCGACGGAAGAATGGGCAAGCCTTCAAACGTAAGAGTCTGAAAACTAAGGTCACCAACCTTCTGTGTTATAATACGCAAGTGATCGTCTATCGAGGCATTATATGCACGATAGATATTATAGTCGGTCAGAATGATGTCAGGTCTTTCGTTACCGAGAGACTTAGAACAGTTGTCCTTTGTTTCTCGCATTGCGACAATACCTTTATCTGGACCAGACGCATGAGCTGCACCGAATACATTGGCACCGGCTGACGATCTACTGTCATTGTTACCAAAGTTTGCATCAGTACCATAGTTGAGCGTCTTATTACGCCACCAACTATATGTTGATTGGTTAATACCACCAATAGTTGTACTGGTAGTAGGATCATCACGGACAAGATGTTGTAAACCTTCCATCATCTTATTAGTGGAATCAACGGCACTATAAAGTCTCGTCTCAATTTCCTTAACAAGTGAGTTTTGGGCAACTTCCATCTTGTGTTTGAGCAGATTGATGATCTGCATTTTACCACGGTTTTTCTGCTCTTCAATTTGCGATCTAGTAACCGAAGCTACGAGATAACGCCAATTATATTCAGCCGTTGTCAACGGATCAATATCATTAATATTGACCGCATCTTGGTCTGAAATCCATCCAACCGTGTCGTTTTCAGCGTAAGAAACCGGAGTTTCTATGTACTTACCACCTTGGTAAGTCTGCAACCGCCCTTTGCTTTTCAAGTATGCAAAGAAGACTACTTCGTTAAATACTTGATCGGCAATCTTTTGCTTCATGTGGCGCCATGTACTGACAGCTAAGCTGTCTAACGCCTCAGTTCGTGAACGAACAGTAGCCATATATTACCTTATGATTATTAAGTTACGATGCTTCTGATACTGATAGACCAGATTCATCAAATAGATTATTTAAGCCTTGATCCGTGACTTCTTCTTTAAAGGCCCTATCGACCGCTTCATCGAAGTCCAAATCTTGCTTGTCGCCTGTTTCACCAATCATTTTGCTAGTTGGCAGAAGACCTCCACTTAATGAAGGTTTCGGCGCATCAGCTTTACTTAATTCAGCAACCTTATCTGGATGTTGTGCTTTCGCAATATGGTAAGCATCTTCCATCGAAATGTTATAACCATTATCAGACCTTGCTTGGATAATATCTGCTATCTCATTTGCAAGAGGCTGAAAATCGCTATGAAGTCCTGACATACGGTTTATTTCCGCATTGACATTATTATTCTGCATATACTGCTGAGTTGCGGCAAGATCATTACTTACCGGCTCCATTGCTGAACCAACAGCATTTTGAATAGCATTACCAACTCTGCCTTCAATCAAACTCATTAATTGAGAATTGGTCATACTTTCAAGCTCCTCTTCAGTTAAATTGGCAGTAGTATCAGGTTCGTATTGATCCTGTTCCTGCATCGCTTCAGTATAGGCAGCCATTTGCTCACCAGCATTCTCCAGTTGAGTGCTTAATGAGGCAATCTGTTGCCCTTGTTGTTGTACTATCTGCATTAATTCCCCTACTGTGGGGTCATTTTGTTCTTCTTCAGCCATATTTCTCCTATCTACGCCACCATGTCAACAGTCTGATGGTATCTCTGGCGGTGAATTTCTTTCCTAAGTTTAGAGGCGATACGTTCAGATCGCCCGGTTCCAATCAAATGAGCATTTGTGCATTTTATGTCAAGACTATACCCTTGACCTGTCGGGGTATATGTAATAACAATCTTAGCATACGGAGGCTCAATCTCCGTTACTTTCTTAACTATCTTCTTATCCATAATATTCACTTGTTACAGTTATTGGGTTTGGATTACTATCGTTAGCATATTTAATCGCATCAAGTAATTGCCGTTTAGATGAACATTTTACACCTGCACGACTACCTGACTCGACTTGGTAATTATCTTCTCGGAAGAGTACCGGAGCTTGGGATTTCACCCAAGCTAAGTTTAGAGTGTCAGAACACTCCAAACAGGTTTGGTCGTTTCTATCATTATAGGACACAAACCTTTCTTCTGTTTTGTCGCATGATGGACAATTAAAATCGTATGCTGGCATTATGAACCTTGCACAACTTCGTTACTAATTAATTTCCTACCCCATGATTGCCTTGCTAAATCCTCTGGAGTTGGTTGTTTATTTATTCCTCTAGCTCTTTGATAAGGAGTTTGATTTCTTAGTGCCTCTGCCATTACTTGAGCTTTAGTTTGTTTCTTTATCCTATCAAAAATAGCTTGTGGATTACGAACATTAAAATCTACATTTTCTGGGAAACTACCATATTGAGCAAAGTAATCAGCCGTTGCCGTATCTTCTTGGATTGACTGGAAACCTTTTTGTGTATCAAAAGCTCTACCATATTTATCTGTACCTGCAACCTTAGAATCAAGTAATCGATCCGCAATCACAGCAGGTGTTCCAAACAAAG